AAGTGGTTCGATGGCTACGACGGCGAGGACACCATCATCATTGACGAATTCAAAGGGTCGAGGACCTGTGACGTGGACAGATTCAAGCGAATCTTGGATGGAAATCAGCTCCTGCTCGAGGTCAAGGGTGGGCACACGTATGCGGCGTGGACTACGGTGAAGATCAACTCTAATTTGGATCCGGCCAAATGGTACGACATTACGGATGAGTACGAGAGAATTGCTCTGTTTCGTCGGTTTAATTCGATAGAGCTGCGAACGTAGGAACCAGGTTCAAGCCGTGACGGTACGGCTGACGCCTCCCCTAATTAAAGCACAGCCTCGCTATTCGCTCGGGGTTAGGGTTAGGGTTAGGGTTAGGGTTAGGGTTCTCTGCCGTCTAGTCGCCGCCATCGCCCGTATACATGCCGTGAAGCTCCTCCGCGCTGCGAACGACGGACTGGAGGATACTGCCGTTGCCCTCGGTTTGGGTGATCGTGGTGTTCGGCTCGCTGAGCTTGACAATGGCCTCGACGGAGATCTCGACACGGAAGCGGCCGCACCTTTCTCCCGAAGTGCTGAAGCTGGTGTTGGTGGGCATGATCCAAATGGAGAGCCAATCCTTCTCGGCTGGCGCCAAGTTTGCGAAGAACGTGTTACCGTTAGCACGGCCAAGAAGAGCGTTCATCCGCTTGTAGCTGTAGTTGGTCGTGATGGTGCCGCCCTTGGGAACGCCTGCGCGGTTCTGGTACAGGGTCGCCTGCTTGGTGTACGGCTGGGTGCACACGAAATCTGCGTTGAGATGGGTGCCCATGGGCATGCCAGTGGGGGCGTCCTGCGACTGGGTCTGCTTCTGGACGATGAGCTTGGAGACCGCCTGGTGGACGGTGGGGTCGACGTCCGTCTCTTGAACGTAAACCGCGCTAACGGTGACCTTGGCACCGAGGCAGCTGGCAGCGCGATACTTACCGTTACCGGTGCCGTCGGAGTTTGTGATCCAATCTTTGATGCCGGGCATCTGATCATCCTTGGCGCCATAGTCGGTGGCGGTCCAAGTGCCTTGATTTTTGCCGCCTTCTGACCACATGTGGTGTGGGTCGTTGAGACAGAGCTGCTTGTGGATCGGCAGCGGGCGTGCCTCTGCATCGATCTCGGAGTCGTTGACGTGAAACGTGCGGGTGTCCTTGAAAAGCACTACCCTGGACTTGGGGAGACGGCCTGCCGTCTGCAACTGCTTCGGATAGCCGCGAACAGCGCGCGAACGACGCGCCTGACGACGTTTGTACTTGCGGACCGGACCTGCCTTTCGGCGAGTTCGACCATACCGACGAGTGCTTCGACGATAGGTGCGACGTCTGCCATAATATGGCATCCTGGATTATGACAATATTTTTCGTGATCGCATATATGAATGACGTCACTATTTTATTTTTGCCAGCTGGCACAAAAGTTAATCAAAAGTTAATCAAAGTGGTAGGGTAATAAGAACCTACCATTTTTCCATTTGTCATGACGAGCCGCAATTGGATTTTCACAATCAACAATCCAACTCAGAAGAATCATGATATGGTCATGAACATGGGTGACGATGAGCGATGCCTGAGCATGAAGGCCGAAACGGAGATCGGCGACGAGAGGAAGACTCCGCACATCCAGGGTGCGATCCAGTGGGACAACAACATCAGCGGCGCGCAGTGTCGCAAGCGGCTGGGTGGCGGCTGTTGGGCGGCAAAAGCGCGCGGGACGTGGGACGATCAGGACTATTGCAACAAAGATCCTGTGGTGCTGCCGGATGGGCATCAGTACTGCATCAACTTCGGTGATGGCTGGCAGGGGCAGGGCTGCCGATCCGAACTGCAACAGTTTCGGGAGGACATCAATGCGGACATGAACAATGAGAGCCTGCTGGACGCGCACATTCCGACTATTGCGAAATATCCGCAATTAGAGAAACGTCTTCGTGCGGCGCGTCTCAAGAGAACGACGCGGGATTTCCGAATTGTAACGGTCGAAATTATCTGGGGCGCGGCGGGCACGAACAAATCCAGGGACCAGATTTACGACAAGAAGCGCAAGCGGGAGGACAACTTCATTGTGCCTAATACGGCCAATCTGAAGTGGTTCGATGGCTACGACGGCGAGGACACCATCATCATTGACGAATTCAAAGGGTCGAGGACCTGTGACGTGGACAGATTCAAGCGAATCTTGGAT